CCACTTCGTAATTGATCGTGACGCTATTTGCGTTATCAGACAATGCGACAGCATTGATTGTGATGCTGGCATCTGTAAGAACTACTTTTGACATTGTTATTTGTCCTTGCTATCTTCCGACTTGTTGGAATCTTCTTGTTTCTTGCTGACCGATGCTGGCTCAATATGTCCACCGTCAATCAATGCCTGAATATTAGCACCTTCAAGTGCTGTCTCGTCAATCGTCGCACCTTGCTTTGCAACAACTAAATTCTCTGTCAATACTTTGTATGATGGCATTTCTTAAATCCTAAGCGTGAACTGTCAAACTCATTTGGATCTCCAAAAATTCGGATCCATTTTCGCTGACGCTGGTTATGTCTGCACCCGACGTTAGCACTAAATCTTGAACTGTGCCACCAAGCGTTCTGTCACCTTCAAGACATGCACGTATTGACTTCGCGCCACTATAAGACAAGAAGTCATCAAGTGAAGCGTGCGCTGTGCGATCAACATAACGCCCAACAACAACATGGATCTCCCATTGCATCACTACATCACCACCTTGAAAAGCCCTGTGGTAATCCACTTGCGACAATTCAGGGTAAGCGAACGGTGGTGTGCTGGTTTGATCCGGCTGATACGCGTAAGCTCTCAAACCGGAGATAGTCGCCAAGCGTGTTTTCAAACCGGCTGCTACTTGCGTGACTGTTGCTGGCATTATGCGACGATCATTTGTCTGTATGGCATCAGATAATCACGAACGTCAGGATCAACCGCACGAACCGTAATAGCCATGTCAGCAAATCCCACAATACCAAGAGCAGAGTTGTAACGAGCAAAACCGCGCATAGCCAAAAGAACGCACGCTTCGCGAACATCATCAGGTACCGACGCCCAACCAAACGTTCCTGTGAGTTGAATCGCAGGTCGGCTTGGGTTGAATAACAATGGGAATGTTTTGGCACCAGTAGCAGTGATCCGCCTATACGGTGTTCCGGTAACAGCGGTGTCTGTTGGTTCCAAAAGATAATCCGAGGCTGACCATGTGGTTTCAAAGGTGCCATCTCCATTGTCGTCAGTGCGTAAGGTTAGTGCTGTTGAAGCAAGATCCGGTATCTGGCAATAATAAAGAAACCTAGTGAACAACTGAATCGTTGCTTGCTTTTGATAAAAGAACGTACCGCAATAACCATCTATACGACGCGATGCTGCCTCAATAGAGTTTTCCAATAGAACATCATCTGCGTTATCTGTCAGACGCAATGCAGCCTTTACTTCCGCAAGCGTGCAATAGCCGTTTGTGATTGCCATGACCTAAGCCTTACGCTTGGTCACGCGTGGTGTCACAGCGCGTTCTGCTTCCGGTTCAATAGATGCCGATTCTGTTTCAGCATACTTTTGTGCGTACTTGTGCTCATACCCAAGTTCAGCCAGAACAGCATCAACTTGCTTCGCGCGATCTTTCAAACCACGACGAAGGTAGCCATCTTTCTCTGCCAATAGTGCTTCAATTTGGTTCTTCATATCTGGCTCCTAATTATGAATGGGTGGCGACCACAACAGCCACCACCCACACACAAAGTTGTTTTGTCGGATTAGAAAGTTGGTGTGACCAAGCCGGTGCCACCAATCAATGCGAAAGCATTTGGGTAGCGGTTGGCTGTGTATGCGCTGTATCCATAGACAACCATCTTGACTTCAAGCTCGGCTGACTTTGGCTCCTCAAATCGCAACATCATTGGCTCACCGGCACCATCTTCCCAAAGATGTGACTCTTGGGTACTACCGATAATAATGACGTCTTCGTTTGCGCCAGCACCGTTTGTGGTGATTACGTTTGCGTCTGTGATGACTGGCAAACCAGCAATTGAATATCCGCTGTTGCCATACACAACAGATCCAGCACCAACGGCAAAAGCGTTCTGTGGGTTATTGCCAATTGGCAGAGCCAGTGGTCGTGACTGACCATCAACTGCTGCGAGAATGAAAGCCAGACGACGTGGGTGCATCAAAATGAAGTTTGGTCCACCGAAGAAGTTGGTTTGAATTCTCTGAACACCGTCAAGGATCTTTGGGTACAGTTCAGCAACCGTTGGGGAAGCATCTGTGTAAGTGATCACTTGTGTGATGGTGTTTGTCAAAGACGCTGAACCAGTTGTCACGTATGTCGCATCAAGGTTGGTGTGGTATGCGGAAACAAGATCTGCCATAACAAGCGAATCAATGTTTGTGCCACGCTCAATAGCCTGACGTGAAACGTTCTGCTGACCGGCAATTGTGAGAACGCTAATGTCCAACTTGGTGTCGTCCATGTTTGTCTCTTGAACAGTAGCACCTTCTGTCTGGACAGCGGTTGCTGAACCAGTGGTGACCTTGCTCAAACTGATTGTCAGACCTGCATCTGGCAATTGATGGCGACGCGATACGTCCATGAATGGGCGACCAGCACGTGCGAATGGTGCAGCAAGTTCAGTCAAGAACTGTGGCACAACCAAACCGGAGAAGTTGGCTGATGTGACGTCACGACGCTCTACTGCTTCTTCTTTCATGTGGCGAGCAAGACGCTCTTTTGCGCCGAAGTCGCCATTGAACTGTGCGTTGTATGCGTCACGAACGAACGAATCGCCGGAACGCTCCGAGTATGTACGTGGTTCGGACTTGACTACGGCAACTGCCATGTCAATACCGGTTTCTTTGCGGATCTCTTTTGCTTCAACCGAACGCTGTTCAAGCTCTTGGTGACGCTTGATCTGGTCATCAAGGCTACGCACTTCATCAAGTGCAGCAGCAATTTCAACATCTTCCTCTGGGGAAAGATCGCGTGCTTCGGTTTGTGCAACTTCTGTGATTGCTTCTGCTTTCGCAAGAAGCGCGTTGCGCTTTTCAGTGAGTGTGTCAGAATACGACATTTGAATACCTTTTGTTTTTATTGGGTTTTATGTGTGTCGCAAAGTGACTATGTGAAGTGTCGCGCTGACGGCTTCTAGTCGGCTGTGCTATTTGTAACGCGCAATTTGGATCTGCCGACGACGGAGAGCCAAGTTGTTTGTTTCTGCAATAGTAGCCACTTCTTGCTTCGCGCGCAACTCTGCGACAGTTGATTCGTATGCAGGGAATGTGACTACGGAAACATCAAACAATTGGACTTCACGCAACTCGCGTACACTGCGATCATTGTTCCAAGAATCCTTGATTGTTCGGAATGCGAAAGACATTTGTGAAATGTCGCCACGACGCAAAGCCGAGATAAGTCTTGCTGCATCTGGGTTTGTCGGATCCAAGTCAGATTCAACCAACAGCCCACGATCATCTTCGGTCAATGTCAATGTGCCAGAAGTTGAACGCGCCAAGGGTACACCTTCGTGGTCAATCAGCAAGCGAACGTCTGCACCATCGTTGATTGTTTTGGTGAAGGCACCGCGCTTTACGTATTCAGTCCAAGGCAACGGCTCTGATGGGGAATCAAATACTGCTGCGTAACCTACGAGCTTGGTGCCATCTCCCATTGCACGCACTTCCATGTTGGAGAAAGCAATGCGCCGGTTTTCTGTACCGTCGTCTGCTACTACCCAATTGTTAGTAGAAATATCTTCAAACACGTTTCGCATTCTTTCTTCTTCGTCAAGTTGATCAACTATACGTTGAGCATAGTTCATTGTGCGTGTTGCTTGTCGCTTTGTTGAGCCACTTCCCCACAGATAGTGTGCCACAATTCCGGCAGTAATGTCGCCTTCGGCTACTCCTTCGGATTCAAGATCAACTAAGTGTCTTGCGATCCAAGGTGCGATCTTGCGCCATTTTGCTTCTGTGATTACTCCTGATGCCATCTTGCGTGCATCTGCCACTGTTTGTGGTTGCAAACCGTCGCCCGATAAACCTTCTTCGTGATATGTCAAACCTTTGCGCGCGTTGGCGCGCATGAAGTTTGGCGCGGAAAGATTCACTGCACGTTCTTCATCTTCATCTTCGTACTCATCAGATGTTGCTATATTCAAAGCAGTCATGTGTTCAATTGCTTCTTCGTGAGTTGCGTGACAACCACCGTCAATAGGCATTGATGTTCCTACTTTGACAACCGCGTGACCATCACAACCGTCAGCGTTCATGATTACTTCGTATGGCATTACTTCGGTGGTTCCTTATCTATGCCAAGCGTAGGCAGATCGCCACCCTCAACACCTGCCATTGGCGCACCGGCAACACCAAGTACGAACTGATCGCCACCGTCGTATGGCTCTCTGTTTTCCATAGCGCGAGCTTCGTTAGGTGTCAATGTGCCGGACATGATCTGTGACTGTTGTGCGCGTACACGTGTTGAAAGATCCGCGCGCATGAACTCATCAGCATCAAAACGTACACGCTGACCGATAGGCAATAGCGAACTGATCGCGTCTTCAAGACGACGCATGTATGGCAACAATGTGTAGCGAACGAAGTTGATACCAGACTGTTCCACGTTTGAATACGTTTGTGTGTCGCCACCGGAAGCATTGATCAAGTGTGGCGGTATGCGATACACGCGCGCAATGTCACGCACGATGGCTTCGCGATGTTCCAACATTTGCATATCAGCAGCAGATGTGGTCACTGGTCGCCACTTCAAACCATTAGTCAATACCGCCGGACGACGACGCTTGTAATGC